TACGCCTGCCTGCTTGGCAAATGCCAGGAACCGCTGCTGACCAGCCTCAAATGCAGCCGGATTCTGCTCGATCTGTTGCAGCGTCGAGGCGCTTATGCCGAATGCCTCCGCAACCTGTGCGCGAATAAAGAAGCTTTGCGGGTACTTGGCCTCGATGCCTTTTATCAGGTCCTTGAAAACCTCGGTCTCATCCCGCGGCTTCCCATCAGCCCCGATTGTTGACACCCCCAGGCTTCTAAGTCTGCCCAAGTTCCCTGGCTGCATACGGAGCGACATTGCCAGTCCGGTCACCGCCGCCGTCGCGTCCTGCGCAGACAGGCCGATCTGGCGCATACCGAACTGGAGCGCCAGCAGGTTTTGAGCCGACGCCCCAACTCGTTGCGAGGTGTAGTAGAGCTTCTCGAAGTTTTCCGCGATACGCGCAACGCCGACGACCACCGCCAGCGCCGCCGCCTCAACCGCCAGCCCCAGCTTGACCGCGCCTGCCGTGGCAGTGCCGAGGGCGCCAACGAAATTGCGAAGGCCACCCTGGTCGACGGAAAATCCGACGGTCGCCAAGAACTCTTTTATTACGGAACTGTTACCAGCGGTACCAGACATGCCCCGCCCCTACCGCGCCGGCTGCGGGTTCAAGCGGGCGTCGTTCTCATCGATGAGGTCAATCGCGTCGTTCATCTCAGCCACCTGCCAAAGAGTGAGGGAGCCATCGTGCAATGACTCATACCTGCACCAGGCCCGCGCAACCGGGCGCAGGAACCAGTCCAGGCCGTCCGGTGCCGCCGCAAGCTCGACCTTGCTTACGCGGCCGGTGCTGCCCCGACGCTCAAAGTCCCAGGCAGGTCTTGAAAAAAATCGCCAAGGTTCTCCCACAGCGAATGCGCCACCAGCGTCAGCATGACGACCATGTTGATGTCGCTGAACTGCAATGCCTCGCCGCGACCCACCGCCACCCACTTGCCCGGCGCGGTCTGCCGCTGCACCGCGCTGAGGCAGCGGTCGATCACGTAGTCACTGTTCGCATCGCTCAGGGTCTGGAGCGCCTCGGTGATCGGCCCGATGCAGGTCAGCCCGAGCGCGCCGATGTCAACCGGGGTGGCCGACCCATCCGCAGCCGGGGCACGCGCCAATGCTTCTTGAGCCAGGGGAATGAGCCCCTTGGCCAGGGGGCCGACCCGGCGCAGCACGTTCCACTGCTCCCGCGCGCTCAGCTTGCCGAACCTGTAGGTCTGCCCAGCAACTTCAGTCTCAGCCGTCATGGTGGTTAAATCCCCGCGCCGAGCATGTGGTCAATCTTGATGCAGTTGAACACCCACTCCAACATCGGGCCGTCCTCGCTGTAGACGATTGACGGGAACCGGACGAATCCGCACTGGCGCCCCGTGCAGACGTCGCCCGCCGTCAGCCACGCGACCCCGATGGTGTTCTGGCCGTACTGACTGCCATCACTGGTGTCCGCTGCATACATTGCGCTGAGCAGGGCATTGTTCAAGGAGTTTTTCAGCAGTCGGATCGTGATTCGACCACCCTTCCCGGCGTGCAGGCTGTGCATACCGGAGCCATCAGCGCCGATGGTCATCGTGCCCTTGTCCTCGACCATCTCGATGGTGATGCCTTCCTTGGCCACCCCCGCTGTGCTGCCAATGGAGAACACGCCGTTGGGTCCCACGATGGACCCAACGACTTCCATGAAACTGTAGGTGTAGACTGTACCTGCCACGTTCGTGACCCCTTAGCTATTGTTGTGTTGCGGCACGGCCACGTTACCGTCAGCCCGCGATTGGTTGTGTTGCGGTGTGCCGGCTTACTGGTTGACCAGCACAGCCGCATCCACAGTGTGGACGGCCCCGCCGAGCTTGATGGCGATCTGGAACGGCACCGACTTCCTCGCGGCGCGATCTGCCGGCGACTGCGTGGCCACCAGGGGCTGGTAGATGTAATAACCCTTGGCCAAGTAATCGCCCGTCTTGAGTGTGCCGAACCCCGCCGACGTCCACGTGCCCTCAGCAACCAAGCCGTTGTTCACCGCCTTGTCGCAGGTGCCCGCGATCACGGTAGCCAGGAGGTGCATGCCGGCATCGGTCTGCGGGATCTTCGTCGGGCTGGTGTAGAGCACCGTGTAGAGGTCGTTCTGCAACGTCGTCAGGAACCAGGCGAGGCCGACGATGGTGTCGGTGAACTGCCCGCTCGACGACATACCAGGTTCAATAATGGCGGTGTCATTGGTATATGCGACGAAGACGTTGCAGTTCTTCCCCTCCAGCGCGGTCATCTGCTGGGTGTTGAGGGTCTCGGCAACGATCCCCGGCTCCTGCTTGTACATGAGCGTGATCGTGCTGTTGTTGGCGGCCCAGTTGGTCGTGAGGATGCGCGCCAGGTAGGACATCACGGCATACGGGTTGCTGCTGCTGTACTGCACGCAGGTCTTGTCGTACTTGAGCGCCTGGAGCTGCGAGGCGAGGTCCTGGCTGTAGGCGGCGACGATGACGCCGGCCTCCTCGGTGGTGGTTCCATAATAGTGCGGGGTGCCGGCGGCCTCGATGTAGGCGGCCACCGCGAGGCGGTCCGCGTCGGCGAAGCTGGTGTCGGCCAGCCCGAACCACTTGTTCGGGAAGCTTGTATCAAAGAGCTGGACGCAAGCCAGCGGGGTCTCCGCTGCGGCCCCTGGGACCGCATAGGCCCCGCTCGACGTCGCCAGCATGCCGAGCATGCCGCTGATGTCGGTGCCGGTGCCGCCAGCCAGGTTGCCAGAGCCGCTGAGTGCCGGTGGGCTGGTGCCCGCGGCGGTCAGCGTGTAGGCGTTGCCGGCGGTGCCCGTCAGCTTCGAGACAATATAGAGGACGTTACCCACGACCGAGTAGGTCATCTTCACCAGATTGGTGTCGGCGGACGCAGTGAGGAACGCCAGCAGCGCGACCAGCGTGGTTGGTACGTCGGTGCCGAGCGCGACCTGATTACCGACCGGGACGCCGCCGTGCGCGATGAACGCGATGGAGGTGGCGTCAATGACGAGCGTGTTGGTGGCGGTTGGGATCACGCTGAAGGTGGCGGTTCCCATCGCGGTCGGGGGAGCCAGGAAGCTGACGCTCGACGCCGCCCCGGTCGTTCCGGAGGTAATTGTGAAGTTGTCGTAGACCCCGTTCCACACGCAGGTGGTGCTGGCCTCGGCTGCCGCGAGCGCCGTCTGGATGATCGACGCCACCCCGTTGAGGTTGGTCGTGCCTGCGAGCGTGGTTGGTGCAATGGCGTGAGGAACACCGTCAAGGTAGACAAGGAACCCAGGCGTGGTGACAGCGTCCCAAGCCGCGATGGCCTGCTGTGCCACGCTGAGCGGGGCGCCCTCAAGCGCGCCTGGCGCATTTGCCTGCACCCAGCGGCCAATGTTGAGGTTGAGAGGCTGCGGGTTCTGCTCGAACCACAGCACGCTCGCCAGGTACTCAGGAGTGGTGCTGCCGAAGTCGAGCGCCACATCCTCGATGCTGGCATAGCTGCGCAGTCGCGAGGTCTGGTCAATAACGGCCGACGGTCCCAGCAGCAGCAGCGTGTCGATGTTCTGCGCCTGCGGTGCCTGGGGGGTCAACGTGACCGTGGCGCGAACAAGGCGGGAGATGGACAGGGATGGGGTGGTCATGGGGCAGCTCGATCCTTTTGCAGAATTTCAAATGAGGTTGGTAGGGTCGGTCACCACACCGCCGCCAGCGCATCGAGGCGCGAGTGATCCGCCCCGCCGGCGGTCCAGGTCGGGCAAATCCAGCCGCCCTCGTCGAACTCGTTCCAGGCGTAGAGGGTCGCCCGCCCCGACGGGCACGCCGACGGGTTGGTGGCGACGAAGTTGATCAGCGCCTGGACGTGCGCGGCAAGCTGCGAAGGCGTCGCCGCCGCGTAGGAGTTGGACATGCCGAAGATCGGCTGCTGCCCCGGCACCTCCGACGGCACCGGGCGCTCGATGCGCGGGCGGCGGTCCCATCCGGCCATGCCCGGTGGCTGCAAGCCGATGCCGCCGGACAGCAGCGCCGGAAGCGTGGCCCAATACGCCTGCACCAGCGTATCGAGCGCGGGATAGGTGCCGAACG